CATGTGCTTAAATCAAAAGCAAGTAGCATACCTGCCATTGCTATAAAAACCAAAGGTGCCACAGAAGCATATATTTCCCACATACGACTAGTCATGGCTACCCATCTTGTATATATTTTACTCAATTTTTTAGGTGTGATTTTACTGTTTTTTGATTTCACTGTAGTCGCTCCTTGTTAGCAAATTAGCAAATTAATTCATGCTAACGAGCAAGACCACAACAGTTGAAAGAAGACCTGCGATAACAGTTGCGGCGCTACCAATTAGCACTTTCATCATACTTCCATGTCCAGAAGTAATCTTTTGAGACACTTCATCTAGACGTTTTTCAATAACTTCCAAACGTGTTTCTAACCTATTGTATCTTTCAGCACATAAATCAACGTGTGCTTCAAGATTTGTTTTTTCTAGACTTGTTGTCGTATTTTCCGCCATCTGTACTTCCTCGCGAACTACTGTTTATTTTCTGATATCAGCATTTAAATATCAGTTCGTGAGCCTATAAAAATTGCCTTTGTTAGCCAATGTTAGCCAAATTGTAATATAATTACAAAGTTATTTATCACAGATTGGTGTTGACAATAAAATATATGTTTTTGTTATCTGCTGATTTAGTGTCTAAAGCACTTTGATCTGGCACTGTATGATCTAACCCATTTGCATACATTGGTATATTTTCAAGATCATCTGCTAGTGCTGTAGGTGTAGTTTGACCTGAATGTTCTGTTGCAAACTTCAATGCCCATACGGTATGTGTTCCTGTAAAATTAGATCCAAATGCATAATCACCTAATGCTTGATTTTGTAGTTTCAAAACACTACTAATTATAGGTTGGCATCTTAAACCTACTGCTTGTAATAAAGCACTTAGGTTTTGTGCTTGTAGAGCCTGTTTATCGTTGCCTCTTTTAACACCTGTGTTAGTGATATCTATTAAAGTAAAAATTGTAAAAAATTCTTGATTACCGTGGGCGAATTCCCCAGGTTCGTAGATACTAGTCTTGCTTACCATTATGGTTTCCTATTGTCTTCTAGTTTTTGTGTAATCTGGTGCTCTGTCATATCCAAAGGAATCTCTTCCTCTTCTATAACCACTGCCTATTGCTCCAAGAGCCGTTGCGGCCGCAAAACCACCAGCAAATGCCGCCGCCGCTTTTGCACCTTTTCCAAGGCCTTTCTTCTCAGCGTCTTTGGCACCTTTAAGTTCATATCCGCCTGATGATAACATTTCTAAGTATGGATAGAGTTCTGCACGTCTATAACCTTTTCGAAAGAATTGCAGTAATCTTGTTACACTCAATTTCTTTTCCATTTGATTTAGATGTGGCCAATCCATTACCAATCTGCGAATACTTCTATAATTCTGTGTCTGTATGTTTAAGCCACGTTCAAGTCTTAAAAAGAATCTTTGCACAAAACGTGGATCGAGTCTGTTTGATGCCATGTCGTTAAAAAATTTTCTTAACATTGGAGTAGGCATATTAATACGATCTGCAAAAAGGTCATTGGCATCTTTATTGCCTCCATGCACTCTTGACGTATTACCATCTTTGCCTAATAAACTATAATATGCAAAATATAAATCTGTACCACCATTTTTATATGTGTTAAAATTTTGGTATCTCATGGTTCTATCTGCATAATCTACTGCCGCAGGAGAACTTTCATATTCATTATACAATATGTACAACAACAATGTATTTAGAAATGCAAAATTGGCTGTATCTTGTAATGTCATTCTGTCAGTGGTATTACGTTGACGATACATTCGTGCTTCTGATATTTCATCACTTAAAAAAGAATATTGTTTTTTGATTTGTTCTTCCATACTATTATTTACCCAAAACTTTTAGGTGCAAAATTTTGTCTAGAAAACTTTAACCTATCTACCAATTTTACTGCTGACCCCATATGATCTACAGCAACAAATCCTTCTGGATCTGCTACTTCAAAACTACCATCTGGCTGAGCATAAAAAGCCGGCATTGAATCTATTAAACTTAATTTTTTAACAAACATTAATTTAGCATTCATTATCTCAACATACAGTTTATAAATTTTCATAATTGCATCTTGATTATTTTGAATGTATTCCAAGCCTTTATCTGCGGCCGCTCTAGCACGTTCTTTACCTTTTTCAGTTTTTAATTTTTCTATTGCCGCTGTATAGCGATCCTGCATTCTTTTAATAAAGTCTACTGCATACTTGTCTGGTTCTACAAAAGATCCTGCTTTTACATAGTTGTTTATATGTGCCTTAAGTTGTTGTACAAGATCTTTAACATCGGTTGTATCTAGCACATCAAACGTGTTACTACCTATTTCATTTGCTAATTTTGTTGCATCATTAATAGCACTTTTAACCTGAGCGGATTCTTCTGCTGTTAAAGTTGCTTTACCTGAAAAATCTTTTATATCTGCATTATCAACAAAGACATCTGGGTTATTATTTAGATCATCAACTTCTGCACCAAATCTGGCTTTGCTTGTTGCAAGATCATCACCTTCATAAGTTGTGTGAAATATGATGCCTATTTTTGCCTGTCTAATTCGTTTTGCTAAATCACTTCCTGATGGAACTGCATATGTAATTGTATTTGGTTTAAATGTAATATATGACTGTCCACCTATCTCTGCATCTTTAAGCATTTCAGGAGTAAAAATAATATCTCCTTGCATAACTCTTTTCATACCAAGTTTACTTAAATGTTCTAGTGCAGGACGTAATTTGCTACGCAATCCTTCTTTTGAAATCGTTTCGCCTTTTTGAACTACGTCGCCGTGATTGGTTTCAATATCTTGTGTTGTTTTATTTAATTTTGGTTCTTTAGCAAATACACCTTTTGTGCCAACAAAAAACTTTCCGTCTTTTGGATCTGGACCTGCTACAATGGCCGGAGCACCATCCCATTTAGTTGTGACCCTAACATCTGATGTATTACTTTTTAGCATATTGTAAAGGCTTTTTAAATATGCAATACTAGATTGCACTCCTGGATAGCCTTTATTTAATATCTCATCTTCTAGGTGTTCTAAATGTGTGTTTTTACCTTCTGCTTCATCTATAGATCTAAGGTGCAGATGTTTTTGTACCATGCGTCTAACACGGTCTTTTCTTTTAGGTCTTTTACGTTTACCAACAAATTTGGTTACTTCACTTACCTTCATTTTGAATTCTTCTTATACCACGTGTAAATTTGCGAGGATCTGAGGTTTTTATTGCATTGAATAAACGTTTTTTAAGATCTGCCGCATCATTGTGTGTATAGTTTTCGTCAATTGCTTTAACAAGGTGTATTGCACTTGCAATAACGTTGTTTGCACGGCTCTCTAATAGATAACTTTTGTCTGTTCTGTCAGCAAAAGAATTAATTTCTTCTAATAGGCTTCTAGTTTTTCTTTGCATTGGTTTATCCTCTTACTGTGTATTTAGCCTAATTATCCATTTTTTTAAGTAAGTTGCGAAGCCTATCCTGACTATCTATTGCTTTTTCTACTGTGGTATTTGCATGTTCAATAGTTGTTGACTTTTGTTTCAATTTATCATAAATTGTTTGTGCTGATTGTTCTTCAGTTTCTTGTTCATCTAAATCTTCTATCCTTAAACTATCAATATTAAAAGATAAATCTAATTTTGTACCAACTGCTGAACTACTTCTTGTTTTCATAAATTGTATTTGCACTCTTCCACGTTCACGCATTGCTCTACTGCTGAAAATACCAATCACATTATCAGCCGTTTGTACCTTACTTAAACCACCACTTATGTGCGAATGATCAAATTCTATTTCATCTACTGCACCTCTATTTAATTGAGATGCTGTAGCAAACAAATAATCGCCTTCCATTGCAAAATTTCGCAATTCTTCAGATACATATTTGTCTTTAATAAACAAATTTTCTGCACTTACTTTTACACTTACAGGCATCATAAGATCTAAATAATCTACTAATACGCATTGTACTTTACATTTTTGTTCTGCTTCATACGCCTTAAGATAACTACGCAAATCATTGACTGTACAACCATTTGGAAGTTGTACAATTTGCAATTTACCTGCTTTTTTACCCATCATTCTAATTTTTAAATCTACATCATCTAGATCTTTGAATACCTGCTTTGTACTTTTACCAGTATTCATTGCATCTAAACGCATACTTGTCAAACCTTCACTCAATTCCAAAGTAATATAAACTGTATTAAATCCTAATTTACTCCAATTAATTGCTAAATTTTGTAAAAATAAACTTTTTCCTGCACCACTACCTCCAGCAAAAATATTTAATTCTCCTTTATTAAATCCTCCATAAAGTTTATCATCAAATGTTTTCCATCCTGTACTGCTTTGTCCATTTTGATCTTTAATTGCAGTAAGTCTTTCACTTGGATTTGCCCAATAGTCTGTGCCCATATCTCTTGCAAGACCAAGTTGTACTGCTTCTTTAACTATATTTTCTACAGAACCATATTCTTTTCTTTCAAGTTTATCATAACTTTGTAAAATAGCACCTTCTAATGCTTTATGTCTACAAAAAGTTTCAAACTCATCTAAAAACCAAGTATCATATTTGTCATCACTTTGATCTAGAGGACGTAAATCTACATCTGTTTTTGCTTTTATTTGTTGTAAGGTTGGCATCGCACCATACTGATTTACATGATCTGAGATAAACTCTACAGTTGTTCTTAACTCTGGATCAAAAAATTCCTTTTTTATAATACCGCTTACCCTTGTATACAACTCAGGATTATTAATCATAAATTCTACATATAGTTTTTGCATATCTATAGAATATTGTGTTTCTGCCATAGTTTTTCCTTATTTGCAATACTTCTTTGTTAATACTTTAATCTTACCACTGTTATCATATACACTAGATAATACACTTTTTAAAGTGAAAAGTCTACCATATTTGTTTACAGCATCACCTATATCTTTACATGAGTCTTCCCACGGTGGAAAACTTACATTCCAATTTCTCTTTAATGCACTATTTACAAACTTTTTACTTGCTTTATCCCTATCTGGTACTGCAATTATTTGTTTATTGATAGAATATTTTTCAATTATTCTTGCTTGTGTTTCACTCATTTGTGAACCACATATAGCAACACCATCTAAATGTAGTGCATCTATCGGCCCTTCAACGACAATCAAGTATTTACGTTCCCTCTTTTGTGAATCTAAATTAAACACAAAATCTCTTGG